ATATAGATGATGTAGCGGTAGGCAATGAATCTCAGGTAGACCCTGCAGATTTATCGAATAGTATGGCTGCTTATACCGCCGCTATAAGTAAAACAAAAGACATAAAACTTGTCAAATAAACATATAGAGGGAGATAACGATAATGTACTTATCTGAAACTTACGAAAAGAAATGGCAGCCAGTCTTAGAACACGCAGATCTACCAAAGATCACGGATTCTTACAGACGTGCCGTTACAGCTACTATCTTGGAAAACCAAGAAAGAGCACAAAAAGAAGATCAAGCGTTCTTATCAGAAGCTGCTCCGACTAACGCAACTGGTTCATCAATCAGTAATTGGGATCCAATCCTAATTTCATTAGTTAGAAGAGCAATGCCAAATTTGATCGCTTACGATATCGCTGGCGTACAGCCAATGACTGGTCCAACTGGACTAATCTTTGCTATGAGAAGCAGATACACTAGTCAAACAGGGAACGAAGCCCTATTTGATGAAGCTGATACTGATTTCTCTGCTAGAAACGCTGCAGGTGATTCAACATCTGGTCAAACACCAGGTGGTCATGCTGGAGCTAATCCAGGTGTACTAAACAGTGGTCCAGGGTCTTACACAAAAGGTGAGGCAATGACAACTGCTACTGCTGAAGCATTAGGAGACGCTTCTGGTAACGCATTTGCTGAAATGGCTTTCTCAATTGAGAAATCTACAGTAACTGCTAGATCAAGAGCTCTTAAAGCAGAATACACTATGGAACTTGCTCAAGACTTAAAAGCAATCCACGGTTTAGATGCTGAGACAGAACTTGCAAACATTTTATCTGCTGAGATCCTTGCGGAAATCAACAGAGAAGTTGTAAGAACTATCTACATCAACGCTGAAAAAGGTGCTAGTGCAAACACTGGTACAATCAACACTACTACAGAGGGTGTATTTGATTTAGATACAGACTCAAATGGTAGATGGTCAGTTGAGAGATTCAAAGGCTTAATGTTCCAATTGGAAAGAGAAGCAAACGCAATCGCTCAAAGAACCAGAAGAGGAAAAGGTAATATCATTATCTGTTCTTCAGATGTTGCATCTGCACTTCAAATGGCAGGCGTGTTAGACTACACACCAGCTCTTAACAACAACCTAAACGTTGACGACACAGGTAATACTTTTGCTGGTGTATTAAACGGTAGATTTAAAGTGTACATTGATCCATATTCAGCAAACAACACTGCTAAGCAGTACTTTGTTGTAGGATACAAAGGTACATCACCATATGACGCAGGTATATTCTACTGCCCATATGTACCTCTACAAATGGTAAGAGCAGTTGGTCAGGACACATTCCAACCAAAAATCGGTTTCAAAACGAGATATGGCTTAATCGCTAACCCGTTTGCGCAAACTGGTGCGGCTTCAGGCTCAGTGTCTGCAGTTGATAACGCAGGTTCTGCTAACAGCAACAGATACTACAGAAGAGTTACAGTAACTAACTTAATGTAATCTGTTATTACAGTACAACGAAAAAGGCGGGCCCTTAAAGCTCGCCTTTTTTATATCCACTAAATAACACTATGAAGAAAATTTTAATTCAATATCTTTACATATTCGTCATAACACTTATAATGTTATGTGTGTTTATATCAGTAAACGCATGCGAAGTAGAAGAAGTACAAGATGAAACATTACCTATATGTGAAGAATACCAAGTATCAACAGAAGATAACCCTTGTAAAAAAGAGTATCAACCTAGTATAAATGAAATAAGCGATGCTTTAGAGAAACTAGGCAAGTCAGGAACACTTCCTAAATAATATATAAATATTAGTATGACAACTACAAATTCTTTATCACGTCAACCTACTAAATTAGATTATGCGTCACCAACGCAGTTTAAGTTTAGTATTATCAAACTACCAAAAGTAGAATATTTTTGTACTGCTGCTAACATACCTGGTATTTCATTAGGTGGCGCTTTAGATCAAAAGACACCATTTAAAGATGTTCCATTACCTGGCGATAAGTTAACATACGAGCCATTACAAATGACTTTTTTAGTAGATGAAAATTTAGAAAACTTCCAAGAAATACACGGTTGGTTAGTAGGTTTAGGTTTTCCACGTGACTATTCAGAATTTAGAAATTTAGTTACTTCTGGTAATGATAGATTTCCAGCAAAGAACACACAAATAAGTACAGAAATAGGTAAAGTTAAATATGGCGCTGCGAACACAGGTGGTACATATTCTGACGCTACTTTAACTGTATTGTCTAGTAAAAATAATTCACAGATTGAGATAAGATTTAGAGATGTCTACCCAACTGGTTTAACTGGATTACAATACAATCAACAAGCCGCTGATGTTGATTATTTAACAGCGACTGTATCATTTAATTATTTGATATATGATTTTGCGACAACTGGCGCATCAACAACAAGTATAACTACATCATAGTCTTTACTTTTTAAGGCTTTTGTGATATACTATATAGAATGGAGTTATTATGACATTAGAAGAATTACAACAACAGGCTGATAAAGACCTTAAAATAAATGATACTGAACTAGATTTAGAATCATTAAAAACACCTCAATTACACAATCAATATTTAAAACACTTAACAAAGTATAAGTTAATGTTAAGTAGAAGTGAAACAGAATATAATATATTAAAACGAGAAAAGTGGGAATACTATACAGGTAAAGCAAATCCTAGCGTTTACGCAGAAAAACCATTTCAATTCAAATTACTTAAAACAGATGTTGACAAATATTTAGAATCAGATATTGATTTACAAAAATTAAAACAAAAAGTAGATTACATACAAACAACAGTAGATTTTTTAGACAGAACAATTAGGCAAATATCAAATCGTGGTTTCACAATTAAAAATGCAATTGACTGGAGAAAGTTTACTAGTGGTGCTATTTAATATCAATGACCACAACCCGATACATTATCATAGATAAAGTCAACGAAGTTTACCTTAAAATAGAAGCAGACGCTGATATTCGTAGAGAGATTGGTGAGTTTTTTACATTTGAGGTACCTGGTTATAAGTTTATGCCACAATATCGTAATCGAGTTTGGGATGGAAAGATACGATTGTTTAATTACGCCAGTGGTAAAATTTATGCTGGTTTATATCCTTATATTAAGAAATGGTGTGAAGACAATAATGTACAAGTTGTTGACGGAACTAAAATACAAGATACAAAAGTTGATAATACAAAACTAGATAATCTAATTAAGGCTCTTAAATTACCACACGAAGTTAGAGATTATCAAAGAGAAGCTTTTAAGTATTCTGTACAAAAAGATAGATGTTTACTTGTATCACCTACAGCATCTGGTAAATCTCTCATAATCTATCTTATGTTGATATTTAACCTATTACGACTGAAAGATACTAAACAAGACAAAATCCTGATTATAGTACCCACTACATCGCTTGTAGAACAACTATTTAAAGACTTTAAAGACTATGGTTATAATAGTGAAAGAAATGTACATAAGATATATTCTGGCCACGAAAAAGAAACAAACAAAAGAGTTATAATATCTACTTGGCAATCTGTATATAACTTACCCAAAAAATGGTTTGAACAATTTGGTATGATTATTGGTGATGAAGCACACTTGTTTAAAGCTGTTTCATTAACTAAACTTATGACTAAATTAGAAAAGTGTAAATATAGAATTGGTTTGACAGGAACTTTAGATGGAACTAAAACACATAAACTTGTATTAGAGGGTTTGTTTGGAACCGTAAATAAAGTAGTATCTACAAGTGAATTACAACAAAAGAAACAACTAGCAGATTTAAAAATTTTATGTTTAGTATTACAACACGATCAGACGGCTCGTCATTTTTTAAAAGATAAATCGTACCAAGAAGAAATGGATTATTTGGTTTCTAACGAAAAAAGAAATAAATATATAAGGAATCTTTGTCTTTCTTTACAAGGCAATTCTTTATGCTTATTTCAATACGTTGAAAAACACGGTGAGATTCTTAAAGAGTTAATCGAAGATAAAGCACAGAATAGAAAAGTGTTTTATGTTCACGGAGGAGTAGAAGCCGATGTTAGGGAAGATATTAGAGCGATTACTGAAAAGTCCGATAACGCTATCATTATTGCTAGTTATGGCGTCTTTTCCACTGGCGTTAATATTAGGAATCTCCACAACATTATTTTCGCAAGCCCTTCTAAATCTCGTATTAGAAATTTACAATCTATTGGTCGTGGCCTTAGGTTAAAAGACAATAATTCATCTGCAACTTTATATGATATTGCTGATGATATATCATACAATGATAAG